TAACCGCAGCAGCGATTACATCCACTTCGTTTGCATTGTCCACCGCGTTAGCGAAAGCACCAGCAGCGAAAGCAGTTGCTTGCGTGATAACCCCGTTCAAGTTTGTTCCCGTACCGTCACCGCCTAAAACTTGTGCGTCAACTCTAATGAATAAACGAACGATCAATTTGTTTCTGAACCAAGATTCGAACATTGCGTCGTCGTCTAGCATTTCAGTTGATACCCTGAAATAAGCAGTTTGCTTCAATAAGCTAACAGAAGAAACCGCAAATTCGTTATCGATTTGGTTTTTAGCAGCCGCTTCAGCAGTTCCAGCCGCCGCACCTTCTTGATTTCTTTCGAAAGCCCATTCAACCGTGTTTCCTGAAACTGTTAATTTTGGGATTAAGTCGTAAACTCTTGGTTGTCTTTCAGCGATGTTGTTGATTCCTGGAAGTCTTACCGCTTGCGGCATAGTACCAGTAACAGAACCAGCAAAAGTCATATCGCCAACCGCTTTTCTTTCAATGTCGAAAGTAACCCTTTTGTTTCCTTGTAAAAATTCGCTTCTTGCGTCCCCTTTTAAAGAACCTAAAGTTTTCGAAACTGAATCTTCAACCGATTTAACTTGAGATCCAGCAAGCGACCCGTCTTGTAATTTCCCTAAGATAATCCCTTGTTGTTTTACCGCGTTTCTTAACGATTCAACTTCACGCGATTTTAACGCCTCGATTTCTTTTTTCAAGTCGTCTGAAACGTTTGCGTCTTTTTTCGCAGCTTCTTCGATTGCTGCCATTTTTTCTTTTAGTTGGTTTTGCTCCCACGTCAACTTCTCAACGTAGTACTTTTGTAACTCAACTTCGTTCATTTGTGCCAATACTTCCGCACTTTTTAATTCAAAAGCCATTTGTCTTTGTTTTTAAAATTTATTGATTTGATTTATCCAAAATAAACGTTCATTCAAATTCGAATCGTTCGGCTTGTCTTCTTTTAAAGTGGCTTTTACATCCGGCTTCATAGAAACAAGTGAATTTTGTAATTCTTGTATTTGTTTGAAAGTTAATTCCAAGTTTTGAAGTCGTTCGTCAGTTCCTCCACCGTTTCGCAACGTTTTTTGAAACCTTTCCGACATTTCGTTTAATTTCTCGATTAATTTATCGCGTCCCTCAGCCCCTTTCGCTACATCTAAAACCGGCGTGAATTCATTCGCCCCGAACGTCACGGCCGAATTTTCCCAAAGTTTAACTTCAGTAATTTCGAAATGGCCGTTGTTCGAATCAAATGTTGATTTGTCCGCCTCGATGTAATTCAATTTATCTTTTATGTAATTAAACCCGATTGAATGTTCGCGCAAAATTCCGTCTTGGTAATCAAGAAGCGCGTCAGTTCCTTTTGTTGATCGTCCTAATTCAGAAACGAAAACAAGGCCTTTTTCATCCTCGTAAAGTTCAACGAATTTTCCGATTTGATGCTCCCAATCGTGATTCCTTAAATGCGCAATTTTACGATTCCCAGCCGTCATTGGTCCGCGCTCCTGGATTGATTTCAAGAACGCTCCCTTTCTGATAACGTCGTTGTCCGAATCCATAACGTCGAAAGCTGACGCATAACCTTTTACACGTCTTGATCCTTCGTCAATGTCTTCGATTTTAAACGAGATCGACTTAACGGGATAATGTTTTGAAAGTTTTGATTCAACATTCATATTTCAATGTTAAATATTTTCGTTGTTGGTTGTATCGGTTTTGTCCGAATTTCTTTTCAATTGGTCGTATTCTTCGCCTTCCATCGGTTCGTTCCCCATATAAAGACGGGCTTCGTTTTGCGTCCAAATTCCCCCGTTGACTAAATTAACCGCAACACTCGATTGTTTTTCCTTGTCGGCTTGTAGCGCTGAAATTTTCGCCGTCGAATAAGTTATTCGTAATTTGTCGCCGTCCACCAAATCCGGAGTGACGCACATATTCAAACCGTCTTTGATCGTATCCGCCAGCGGAAGAACAACGTCTTCGAACAATGCTTTTTCCGCTTCTTTTCGGTTGTTATAAGTACTTGAAGCCGTATCGTTCAGAACTTCAGCGTCAACACCGTAAACAGAACAAAGCGTTCGAAGTGGAATAACCGACATTTCAATTAATTTCAAATCGCTTGGACTCATTCCGATTTGTTGATAGTTTACTTTATTACCTCCAAAAGCAATTTTTCCATATTTGTTCGGTCCTGAATTCCTCTTGTTCCAAACTTCCTCGATGTCTTCAATTTCTTCGTCTGTTAATGGATAATCAGCCGTTGACGTTATTATTCCCGAAGCGCCGCGATTCTTTAAAATTGATCCGTTCGCCTCCCAAGAATTATTCCCACTTTGCACCACGTACCAAGCCGCACGAATTGGACTCATTCCGTAAAGCCTTTCTTCAAACGTTCCAACTGGATTAACCATTTTTTGAAATAACATTTTTTCGTAAGGAATAAACGAATTTGTGATTTCTTCCAATTCAAAACCTTTGATCGGGTTCATATAGTCGCCCGCTACAATGTCGATTTTGTCCGCTGGCATTGTTGTTAGTTCAGCAATTCCAGGAAGTCCGATTGATTCCGATTTGTACATATACGAATGTCCAAGTAAAAGGTAATAAATCGCGTATTCTTCGATTAAACCTTGCCACGTTGTTAATTTATTCGGTGCGGCCATTAACTCGTTCCATTGCGTCCCCTCTGTTTTTTCCCATCCGTCAACGGTTTTGACCTCAACTTGCCATTCAATCTTCTTTAAACCCCTTGTGATTTTGTTAATTATTGAATAAACGTCGGAACTTTTCGCATAACCTTCTTTGATAATTAATTCGTCGTTTTGGTCCGTCATTCCCAAAATACGGTTGAAACCCTGAAGTCTTGAACTTGTCGCCGCTCTGTAAAGTGGATTATCCGTTTCAACTCCCGTTAATCTTGAAAGCGCTTTCGCTGCGATTCTTTGAAAAATATTCATTTTATCCAATAAGTTTTCTTGACCATTCAGCGCAACCGGTTAAACAGTCGGGCGCATCGTCATTTTTATTTTTTGATTCTAAACTAAATCCGGTTAAATCTACATAAAATTTTTGCCACTTGTTTTTGTAGTCCGTCGGAAAATAGCAATGAAGCGCCAACCATTGCGCCTGCGTTTTGATTCTTGCAATTTTATTCGCGCTTTGCCTGAACGGAACGATTTTACAACTTTTGTGTCGTTTCTTTAATAAAAGTTGTTGAACCGCCCTTGCAAATCCGCGCCCGCCATTATTCGATTCAATGTAACATTGGTCCGTTTTATTCTGAATTAATTTAGCAGCCAGCAACGGTTCGGTTCGCTCCATTGGATCTTGTGTGTAAAGCGTGTCAATTATGTAAATATTACCGTCGAACTCCTTGAACCAAATCGCACAAAGAAAGTCTTTTCCTTCGTCAGCCGTGTCCACATAGCAACGAATTAACGAAGGTTGTTCGCGCCCTTTGTCATCCATTGGGAAGTGGTCGTAAGTTTTTAATTCCGAATAAAGGGAATTTTTCAAGTCCATTGGTTCCTGATGGTAATTTGCTCGCAAAATTGTTTCGTCCATCATTTTGCGTTTGTCTTCGTAGGTTTCCCGACTCATGAGCTCCGGACAAAGCATTTCTTCCCCGTCGAAAACTTCCATTTTTAAAACGTACCAGTCTTCAGGTTCTTGGTCCAGGAGATAGCCGCACAAATCACGTTTGGCCCAACGTGTCATATTTACAATGTTTTTCGAACCTTCTTCAAGCCGGGATAAATAGGTATTCTTATAAAATTCGATTATGTCATCGAGCGCCCTATCGTTGAACGCTTCTTTGTAGTTCTTAACCGGATCGTCAATTATTCCAATATTTGCACCGACTCCCGTAATCGTACCAGTTAAAGACGTCCCCAAATACGAAAGCGGCTGCCCTTGAATCGCCCAAAGTTGAAAAGACGCATCGCCCTTTTTTATTTTCGTATTCGGAAAAATATCGGGATAAACCAAAATTCGAGAATCAACCGAAACCGTGTCGATCATGTTCCGGACCGCTTTCGAAAACCTTCCGGATAATGTTTCATTGTAACAAACTGTAAATATTTGGTTCGTTAC